CGGTGAGAAGCTGGGCGGATACGCTCACTACCTTGGAAGGCTATTCGGCTCTGGTGATTACACTATGTCGAACGGCTTTATCAAGCGTAACTCACTGGTAATGTCTGACACAGCACCCACTTTTGGTACCTCCAATGATGGCTCGCATTGCATGCGCGGATACATCTGTGACATCGTTAGTTCAGGCACTGCTGGTGCTTTCCAAATCCAGCAGTTCCCAATCAACGTTGGCATGGCTGCAACGTTCGCATGGCCGTCTAGCTTGTGTTCTGACACGTACCAGCAGTATGAAATTGAAGGATTGACGTTTGAGTACTTACCGAACTCGTCTGATTATGCTGCCGGCACAACGTTGGGGTACATTGCGATGGCCACTGACTACGATTCCACTGACTCTCCATTTAAGTCGAAACAGCAAATGGAGAACACGGAATTCGCTGTCTCTTGCAAACCTTCCAAACCAGCTCTTCATGCCATTGAGTGTGCCAGGGGTGAGACTACAATCTCCACCCTATATGTGCGCTCTGGCTCTCCCCCAAACAACAGTGATCTGCGTATGTGGGACCTCGGGCAGTTTTATATCGCCTCGGGGGGTGTCACTGCGACCAACACGATGTTGGGTGAGCTGTGGTATACCATCAAGTTTCGTTTGAAGAAGCCGATTCTTAGGAATCCTGCCAATAGTGTGCCGTATGCCAGTTATTCACTGAGCACAACAGCTATATTGGGTGGCTTCGCCAACTGCTTGGTGGTGGCTCCCACACCACTTAACTCGGACACTATCGGCCTAACTTTTGCACAAGATGGGTCGAGCGTGTCTTTCCCGTATCTCATCCCAGTCGAGAGCCTTTGGTTAATCACCTTTAGCTTCTCCTGCGTTAGTGCGGGCGCCGCAGCAGCTTACGCGCCGGTTCCAAACTTCGCGAATGGGCTTGCGAATGTGAAAGTTCTCAACCCCATTAACACCTTCTACGCGGTATCAACTCCAAATCCTAATCCGGGCGCAGCAACCGTTCGGTCACAGGATTGGGTCGGATTTATCCAGTATACTGGCGGGGCATCGCTCACAACCCCGCCTTCGATTAGTCTTGCGAACGTGACGACCATGTTCTCATCCTACGGTACTTGTCTCATGTACGTAACGATGGTGAACAACGCCGCGTTTCTCAGCACATGAGAGCATCAATCAAATTTGGCATGTATATGCATCTCTGTCAAGTCCCGCAATCTTAGTTGAACGCGGTTAAACTTGCATGCCACAACGTGCCGAAACACGTTCGGGTAAGGGCCACCAGGGGCCCAAATCCCAAGAGGACAAATTGAGACGGTTCGACAGACCGTTGTCCTATTACCCTACTACCCCCCAGTTGACGTCAGGATGTTCAACTTGGGCTGAATCGTGGAATAAGAGTGAAAATGCCTTACGACTCTCGCACAGGTCACGCCTCTAGTGTGTAATGTGTTAGTTTAATGGAACGCCATTGATACGTGCCTCGCAATAGCGGACACTATTGGTCTTTGGTGCTCGCCTGAAATATGGTGGGTTGTCCTGTATGCACTCAAGGTCTGCGTGAAGGCTCAAGATTCCCAACTGGCTTGGTGGCAGAATGCCGAAACCGCAGTGTGGCAGAGTCGCGGGGCGTGGTATAACGGTGTCACGACCCTAGGGCGGCGAAGTGTAATCACTGACGTGCGAGGGCATTGGAGCATGGGAACACCCTTTGAGGTGGCTCTGATTAGTTCCCATCCCTATCATGGTACCTACAGCCGTTTTACAGCGAGGCGCGCTTGATACGCCCGAGAGCACACTCGATAACAGCCCCGTGGCGGGTGACCCACAATTGGGCATGTCATTGCCCAATCCGGACGACAGGTTCGTCCGTGAAGACAGCCACGCACGTCGACACGATGCGCGTGACCACACCCACCGAAGTGGGCGTGGCGGTGATGCTCGCCGTGGCAAAGGAGCTCACCCGCGGGGCAAACCCCGCGGGAAACAGCCGAAGTGGATGAAGAAATTCGACTCCACTCTCGGCTACCCCGGTGAGGGTCCTCCTGACTCTCAAATAGACTTTGTGTCCCAAGGCGGGGGCGCCGTAGCAGTCGATATGAGCGGCTTATCATCCAGCTCATCGTCGTCGTCTTCTTCGTCGTCCTCACCTCAACCTGGCCGAGAGAGTAAAGCTCAATGCTTTCCGGCTCCAGTGCTGCGGCAGCGTGCCGCCGTTGTGCACAACAAAGTCCGTGAGGCCAAGCAGCCTCACCACGTGGCCGGACGTGGAATGGTTCGTCCGCAGCACCATAAGGCTGCGGGGTTGTGTCACGAGTGTGGAGAACCCGGACACAAGGCTCGTGATTGCCCTTCAGGCGATCAGAAGAGCCGTAGGGCTCGTGTTGCTTTGAACAAAGCACGCGGGCCCTCTGGGGCGGTGGGAAAGCAATTTCCGCCGTCGGGACACGGGAGTGAAGGTGATGATGATGGGGGGGCGGCAGGCCCTGGAGGGGATGGCAACCCGCGTAATCAACGCGGGGGTAGACCATCACCACCGGGGCCCGCACCTGGAGGGAATGGTAACCCGCGCAATCCACGCGGAGGCAGACCACCACCACCGGGCGGACCACCGCCCCAGCCGGCCCCCCCGGCCGCACCTGCACCCGCTGGACCACCGCCCATCACGCCTGAAGAGAAGAGGCGTCGACACCGTGCCAACCTTTACGATAAGGCTTGTGGCATGATGCTGACCAAGGACTTTGGGAACGCTAATGACCAGGAGGTCATCAAGCGCGCCCTCGTTGCCATTGCGCGCAAAGATCGCATGCTAGAGGATTTCGGAGATGTCTCGCTCGTCGTACTGAGTGAGTATCAACGCGCATTCCTCGACGTCTACGATCAACGCGTTTCGAGTGCGATTGAACTTTCGTACTCGCGTAGCATCCGTCCAAAGTTAAGCGTCTGCGCCCGTGCAACCAGGCAATTCGCCGCAAACGTGCAGCTACATGACATAGCTGAGGTCCGCGGAACAGATTTGCAGGTTCTTGCCGGGAATGAAGCCATCGAGAGGTTGTCGCGCGATCGTGATTGGCACTGGGTTGTCTGGTTCATGGCAATCTGGATCCGTCTGGTCGCAGCACCTATTGCTGAAGAATTCTTTAAGCGAAGTGGGCATACTTTCCCATACGCACCGAGGGACAAACCAACAGTGTTTGAGTGGGTCAATGTCAATTGGCTCTATGTCCCCTGGTTCGATTGGGTCAACTGGTTTGATCTTCTGCCGGTTGTCATGCTTTGCTTTCTTGAAGTTTTCTGGAACCGGACTTGCACGTCGAAATTGGCGTGTTTTGCCGAACTCATCGTTCGTGTGTTCGTACACTTCACTCTCTCGCAGTGGCCGATGATGCTTGCAGTTGTGCTCCACTGTTCTTGGAACACCATGGTGCTCATGTCGCACATTCACATCAACACAAGTCGCTTGTGGATGTTGGACGTCTTCAACGGTGACGACTCCGCTTGCATGGTCCGGACCGATGTCTGTCTGGACGAATATGCGATGAAGGAGCATCCCGTTCAGGATGAGTTTCGGGTTAGGCGGGCCGATCCGGTCTGCAAGCCCAAGCTTGCGATATTTGGGTCATGGGGAATCAAGGGCTACGTCGGAACTGTCTTCCGATCTTGCACACACAACGAGGTGTTGTCGATGAACGGTCGAGTGGGGAAAAAGCTTCCTGCCCACTCTAGCCCAAAAGAGACCGCAAGGATCCGCGGTAACTGGAAGCGACTCACGCGCACCATTCTCCCGCTCTTCGATCAGTACATCCGGCGAATTTTCCGGCCGATTGATTTTGAGGAGTGGGCAGCGTCCTTTGAGCCAGCGAGGCGGGATGCCCTCCTTCAGGTGCGTAAGGAAGTCAATGATATGCCATTCAAGAAGACACGATCCGGTCAGGGGCTTATGGCATCATCGTTTATCAAGAAGGAGGTCGCAGTGAAGAGCCTCGACAATCAGGTCTTTAAGGACCCGCGTTTCATCCAAGGGTGCCCTCTTGAGTTGAGTTGTGCCTGCGGACCTTATTTACGACCCTGGACCAAGCACGTTAGGAACGGCTTGCGTCCAAAAGAGTTCGTCCCCTCGGAGATCAGACGAGGGCTGCAGGTATCCTACACCTGCGGCATGACGAATCAAGAAATAGGGGCAGAGTTCGGGAGAGCTCTAACACTTGTGGAAGCCGAGATGGCGGTCGGGGATCAATTGGTTGTGCTTGAAGATGACCAAAGTAGGTTCGATCTCCACCTTCTCGAAGGACCTTTTCGGTTTCTGCAGGCGTTGTATAGGAAGAAGCTACCACGACGGGTGGCCTTTCTATTGCGCCGCAAATTGTCACAGGGTGTGTCGAATCTAGGCACTAAGTATTCAATACCCTATACCATGCAGTCCGGTTGGCCAGACACGTCAGTTGCTGACACTCTGGTCAACGCCGCTATGAAACATGACATTCATGGCACTGGACGACTGTGGTACTCGATAATTTGTGGTGATGACAGTGTGACTGTCACCACGCGACGCGAGCTCGAGCGTTGCGGGGGCGTTGGGGGGATCGTGAAGTCATATGCTGACTTCGGAATGGAGGTCGAGGCGACTGTTCGTGACAATCCACTAGACGTGGAATTTTGTAGTGGGAGATTCTTCCCAGCGAACGGTAGCTACGTCCTCATGCCGAAACCCGGCAGACTCTTGTCTAAGATCTGCTGGGATATGAAAGAACGAACACCCACCAATCGAGCTGCATGGCTACGGGGCATAGCCAGTACACTGATCAACTACGGCAGAGTCGATCCTTGTTGCGCCAACCTGGGAGTGAACATCCAGGACAAACTTGGCAGTGGCAAGGTCATCGCGGAGCGTGATCATGAGTACAAAGCCCAGTTGAAGGGCGAAGTCACAGTCACCCCCATGGATGTGTTGGTCTACTACGACCACCACTATTCAATGTGCGAGCGTAACGTGGCCGAGCTAGGTTCCTACCTTCGTGGGACACGGTTGGGAGAGTTGGCAGCGCAGGCTCATCTAGAACAGATGGCTTGTGTTGACAACGCCTAATCGCTTCAACTACATCCAGCCAGGGGTGTCGTGGGCCACACGTGAGTGGTCAGTCATCTCTCGAACAGAGGTGCACCCTTCGCTCATGCGATAGGTGACAGCTACCCGTGTGTGGGAATATCTTCAATGATGTTCTGCAAACTCGGGAAATTTCCTGTGTGTGGAAATATCTTCAATGATGTTCTGCAAACTCGGGAAATGTCTGTTGCCTTTCCGGTCCGTAGGGTCCCGTACACGAGACGGAGGTCAGAGTTCTAACTGACTTTAATAAAACTTCTCGGGGGCGTAAATACTCGAGACCATGGCAAGACCATTACTTCAACATCCAGGGGCAC